TAATGTCATCAATATTAATCTTAACAGCAACAGAGGTTACTCCATCATCAGGAGCAATAAGGTTTACTTCAATGTCTTCTCCAACAGACTTACCCCTAATGTTTAAAAATAAGTATTCAATATCAAATGTTGGAAGAGTTTCTACTTTGACACCTTTTGTTTGAATGCAATTTTTTAATACTGCTTTGATTGCATTTGAAATTTCTTTTGTATCTTCACTCTCTAGAGCAAGAACTAAAAGTTTTTCTTCTTTTACAAGAAACGGTCTATACTTAATTGTTTTCCCCGAAGAAGGCAACTCAAGTTCATAAGTTGGAGTCGCAATTGTTGGTAAAGGCATAATGTCCTATAAATGTTTCAGTATGGTTATTTATTATTAGTCAGGAGGTGCTACTACAAAGGGATTTTCAGCATATTGTGTGCCATATGTATAATATCCATACCACTCTTCATCTGATAATAGTCCCTTAAAGGGTCTTTCTACAGGTTTACCTGTTACTGGATTAATTGGTGCAGTAGATCCTGAATTGCTACTTGGAATACCAGAATTTAAAGGATTAGAATTTGATACTGGTGTCGGTGATAATCTCTCTCTAACATATCTTATATAAGAAAATGAGACAGTGCATTTTAAGATATTGCTTGCCTCATATGAAACTGGCATTGAAACAACATTTGTAGGGAAAGCTTGTATGAAAGTATAGTATAGAGCAGTACTTTTATCTTTTTCAAATTTAGTTAAGAAAATATTATTTTTATAAGTTTTTGGAAAATTCATTCTATAATTTACATAAGGAAGTTTAGTATCATTCCTCGCCAAATTGGAACCAACACCACTGATAAAATCCATCCACCCATCAAAAAATTCAATAATTTTATACGAAGAATCGACATAAAAAGTTAAGTCTATAGTTTCATCATAAATTCTACGATATGCCATCTTTTCAGTAACACCATGATAGTCACTTGTAATATCATGAGTCGCAAGACTATTTCCTGGAAGAACTGCTTCTGTGCAAAGTAGTTCTAAATTTTCTCCATCTGATCCATAATTAACTCCCCTACCACTACTTGCTAAAAATTTTACAACATCATCTGGCGGTTGAACCTTTACAAGATATACCGAAGTTTGTGCAAGATTAAGAATCCTACTCTTTAATGCACCAGTTTTGATTGAATTTGGTCTTGGACCAGCCATTTATAAATAGAACTTGATTATATTACTATGTATCATAGATAATGGGAGAAAGTATTAAGAGTAAATATAAACCAGAGAATCCTAGAAAATATAAAGGTAATCCAAACAATATAATTTGTAGAAGTAGTTGGGAAAGAAAGTTTTGTCGGTGGTGTGATTTGAATGAAAATATCCTTGAGTGGGGAAGTGAGGAGTTTTACATTCCATATATTTCACCAGTAGATAAAAGAGTTCACAAATACTTTCCAGACTTTATTGTTAAAGTGAAGGAATCAAATGGTTCTATCAAAAACTATGTAATTGAAGTTAAACCAAAGAAGCAAACGCAACCTCCAATCAAAAGATCTAGAGTTACCAAATCATACATTTATGAATGCACAACTTTTGAGGTAAATAAAGCAAAGTGGAAAGCTGCTGATGAATTCTGTAAAGACAGAATGCTTGAATTCAAGATCATAACAGAAGAGGAACTTGGAATTAAGTCATGGAACAAGAAGAATACTTAGCAAGTAGAGTCAACAGAATTAAAAAAACAAGAGATGATATCATCGCAATGGGTGATGTTGATGATATGATGACAGAGGTTCTTGATATTTTTAATAAAACGGACGTTGTTCCTGATGTTGGAAGATACTACGCATTTGTCTACAAACCAGAAACACCAAACATTAGATATGATGAACATCCTCTTGTTGCAGTGACTGGAATATATCAATGGGGATTTCGCGGATTAAACTTTCATTGGGGAACGGAAAGAAATTACAACTGGATGGGTATTGTTGGCAACCTGCATATCATATATCCTCTTGAACTTTCTGATGCAAGAGATATTCCTTTTCAGAAATTTAGGATAAATAGATAAAAAAAGCAACTAATGGCATTAAAAGCACCAGCCGGTGGATGGAATGGTTCCATAGGAACTAAAGCTTATCAATTCACTCACTCTGTTGGCAATCAAACACTAAATTTTGCTACAGTGATTGATTATGGTGGTCTTTCTCAAATTGGAAGTTCGCAAATTTCTCCAAATGTAAGTTCATTAAAAGCATATATTTTATATTCACCTAAACCCAAAGTGTGGGTTCAAGCAGCAGAACTTCAAGCAGATGGTTCATATAAACCTTTAAAAGTTACTGAAGCAAAATATTCAAACGCAGACGGTACATTTAGTGCGATACCAAGTAGTCTTACATTTACAGATCCAAACGGATATATTTTAGGAGCTGGAGCTAGAAATCAATTAGTTAATGATCCTACAAAGGGCACATTAAGAATTAAAGCAAATGTAAACATAGCAGAACAACTAAAAAAAAGAGCTCAATGGACTGATGAGGAAATTGAACAAGGACTCAATGCTTCTTTTAATATAAAACCCACAGGACAAAGAGTAGCTCCACCAATTGTTGAGTTAAATCCAGATCCACCAGTTGCACCAACACCAACACCAACACCAACACCAACACCAACAAATTTACCAGAACCAGGATCATTGAGTTCTCAAGCAAATGTAATGGAGAAAAAACGAACGCTAAGATATCCATTAAACTACGACTCCAAAAATAATAATTACGATTATCTGAATATAACAGTTGCAAGATATGTTCCAAGTTTGAAAAGTTCAACTTCTTTTAATAATATAAGTACAGCATCTTTTACAGTTCCTTCCGTAATCAGTAGACTTAAAGAAGTAGAAAGAGGAGTTACCGTTTATTTGCCAATGTACCCAGGCATTACAGAATCAAACAATGTTGATTGGGGAGGAGATGAATTGAATCCTATTCAAGCAGGACTCGGAAAATTTGCACAAAACGCAATCCTTAACCTTGGATCTGGCAATGTTGGACAAGCTGCACAGCAAGGAATGACAGATATACAACAATTATTAAGTGAATTACAAGGTGGTCCACTCTATAATTTTGTGGCGTCATATTTTGCAGGACAAGCAGTTGGTGCAAATTTGGTTACAAGATCAACTGGAATGGTTATTAACCCAAATCTAGAACTTTTATTTAAAGGACCTAAACTTAGATCATTTAAATATTCGTATAGATTTACACCAAGAGATCGAGAAGAAGCTCTTGAAGTTAGAAGAATTATTAAATTATTTAAAAGAGAGATGGCAGTTCAAAAAAGTTCTGACAATTTATTTTTAAAAACTCCAAATATATTTTTATTAAAATACATTTATAAAGGTAATAATAGTAATGATCATCCTTTCTTAAATAAAATAAAACCATGTGCTCTTACTGGATTTAATGTAAATTATACTCCAGATGGAACATATATGACTTACAATGATACTGAAAAAGCAGATGGTTCAATGACTTCATACTTAATTGATATGCAATTTGATGAGCTTGAACCAATTTATCGTGATGATTATACAGATACATTAGACGATCCAACAATGGGATATTAAAATGGCAAAACCCTATTTCAGATTTGTTCCAAATTTCAACTATACCAGTAGACAAAAAGGATCCAACTCTACTGACTATACACAAGTTAAGAATCTTTTCAAAAGAGGAAAGATTCGTGAGGATATCTTTGGAAACATTTCATTCTTTACTAAGTATTCTATTATTGGTGATGAAAGGCCAGATAATATTGCATACAAATTTTATGATGATTCATCTTTAGATTGGATAATTCTTTTGGCAAATAATATTATCAATGTTCAATCAGAATGGCCATTGAGTCAACAGAACTTTGAAAACTTTTTATATGAAAAGTATTCTGATATTGAAACAATCAATGCAGTTCATCACTATGAGTCTAAAGAAGTTACAACAAGTAGTGGTTCTGTAATTTTTAAAAAAGGTATTACAATACCAAATAACTACACAATATCATTTTATGATAGCGATTTAGAAACTGAAGTTACTACAACAAACATCGCAGTTCCTGTTACTAATCTTGAATATGAAACTAAGATTCAAGAAGATAAAAGAAATATCTTTATTCTTAAGCCACGATATTTGAACATTATCTTCAATGATCTTGATGATTTCATGCCATATGAAAAAGGTTCCACTCAATATGTGAGCAGAACCTTAAAGAATGGATATAAGACTAAAATCTACGAATAGATCTATAGAGATTTATATAAGCTGCTACGACAAGGAGTGTCAAGCATAACTGATTATACGTCACTCTTCAGCAAGACGTTGGAAGTAGGACAGTGCATCATCTTCATCATCGTTTGAAGAAGAATTAGAAGAACTCAGAGAACTAAGTTGAGCACTC